TGTTTGTTGCAACAACCTCTGAAACGCAGGGCGAAGCTCGTCGTCGGCAACTTTTGTGGTTCTCTCAAGATTGGCTATGTAATCAGTAATGTAAGGATTGGCAAACTCAAGTCCGAGATTTTTGACGGCGTTGGTAAGGCGAGTAGCTGCCAACTGGTCGTCTATAAAAGCCTTAGCAGATTGTTTGAAGAAATCTGCCGTTTTATAGGCAACATAAGTAGCGCCAAGCGCTTTTACAGACTTTGAAAGTTTTAATACTGCTGATTCGGCTTGCTTAAAACCACGGGTATCGGCTTTAGAGCCAATTACAATTTCTTCTCTGACTGTCATTATGCAACCTTCTGTAACGGAGCTTTGTTTGCTCGTTCTTCAAACTGTCTAAGCGCTTTGTCGATTGCCTTCATTGTTGCGCCTTCGGCTTTGCCTTGGCTTTTTGCCCAAGCACGATAAATCAAACGACCACGACCTTTAAGGCTTGAGACCAACGGTGGTAGATTTCTAATAAACTGTGCGCCCGCTTGAGGATTAACCGACTTGCTGACCTTATTGCTACGGCTTCCAGCTTTAGGCCCCACCCATGGCTGACCCTGAGGATTGGCACGACCAGCGCTTTCATAGATAGCACCCACACGGCTGTTATTCTGAATACTAGCCATCGAGCTGAAACCATTTTCGTTAATCTTGCTTGGAGTTGATTTGTAGGTGATGCCTTTAATAATTGTTGAAGCATTATAGGTTGGGAACTTGCCTTCGCTAAATGATCGACTAGCCCAACCTGACATCGGAGACTGCTGAGGAACAAATCCTTTTGCATCTTTGACAACTGGGCGCAAAGCAGCGCCAATTTCTTTTTTGAGAGTTTTTTCAAGGTCTGGAGTGAAGCGACGAAATGCCTTACGCAAATCCGCGTTGCCGCGGATTTCTACCTTTACTGGCATTGCTCCGCTCCTTCGCTATGTCTCGTAAGACTTCAATATGTGCCTTGAAAGCCAACGGCGATAACTCGACGATGGTGTTGAAAGGGACTCCATACTCGTAGCTCAATCGAGCTGCGGTATAGACGAGGGAATCCCTATCTACCCTAAAGGGTCAGACTCTAGAACCTCTACAGACTTTATAGTCTCAAGGAAAGTATCCCCAAAGGGTGTTACGGTCTCGCCTGACCTACGGATTGCTTCCCAACAAAGCCAATAGACATCAGTTTGCTTCTGATCTTCTACTAGCGCCTTGTGAAAGCCTTTGTTGGCATATCGTTCAAAGCTGTACTCTAGAACTGGAGTTATCTCAAACTCTTGAACTCTATCGTCTGCCCTTGTTACTTTTAACTTTGCCATTTTTAGCCCCTTTAGTTAGTTGTTAGAATGTGCCTGTCTCAGTTTTTGTAACTGCGCCAGATACGTTAAACGTCACCGATTGTACACTTAGGTCGCCAACTGCTCCGTTAATTGGAGTGATATTGTTGATAAGCACTAAACCTGTAAAGTATGGGTTTGCCGCTGATCCTGCTGCTGTCTTATCGTTAGCAACCTTGAAATAAGCGTTTGTCCCAAGCAATGTGTTAAGTGTCTGTAGAACTGCGCTTGCTCCATTGTCATTGATAAAGTCGATTGTCAAGCTGCTCTGTTCCAATCCCGCAATTTGACGCACTCCAGAATCGCCCATGGCTGTTACGTCAATCTCGTTGAATGAACGGTTGAGTGTGAAAGATGTGCAGTAAGCACTTAGGTCGATATTTGCTGGGTCTGATGAGCCGAGCTTAACGCCGACCTTGTTGTTGATGAATTGTGCCATTTTATTCTTCTTCCTTCTTTGTCGGTGTTGCTGGCTTTGTTACTTCTGGCTTAACTTGACCGATACGTTCAAGCCATGCCGCGTTTGATGCGTCAGTCATGTCTAGCTCCATTCCGTGAGTGTTGAGATGTTAATAGTGGCTGTTAAGAAATCCCCTGCTGCCGTCTCAATAGAGCCGACATTGGAAACCGAGCCAATATTAAAAGCGATATTAGATGCTGCCAGTTTATTGAAAACGGCAACCATCAAATCCTCAATGCCTGAAAGGTTGCCTTGGTTATCTAGCAATGGGACATATAGTCGGATTTCAAGGTTTGCCATTGGGCTAATTGTTGCCCAAGCATTGTTATTGGGAGTTAAATAATCAGAACTAGAAGGTGCGACAACAACGCTGTTAGCAATAGGAGTAGCAGGCGGGAACGCGAATACTGAGTATTTTGTGTTATCGGTAAGTGCTGCCGCTATTGTCGAGCGAAGTGTCGTAATGGCTGTCATTAGCCCACCATAGAACGCGGGTCAAGATAAGGTGCAAGAAGTCCACGAACGCGAGCCATAAGAGTGTTGCCCATGCGATAAGGGCTAGGGGTATATCCGTCAATTGTTACTCCGCCCGATGATGGCGCTTGACGGCTCTGCCAAATGTCAATGGAAATCATCAAAGCAGCTTCCTGAATGGAAGGAATTGTTGCAGGATCAAGATAAGTTTCTGCTGCGACTGTACCGTATGGATTGACTGGGTGGTAAGGAGCAGGGATGTTGTTATTGCCTGTGATGGCATAAGTAATGGAGTATTCGCCAACCTCTGTCAAGGTTTTAGAGCCGTTGTGCTTTGAGCCATTGCCTGAGATTGTGACGGTTTGTCCAACATAAAAAGTATAAGTAACTGGCTCATCAAAGTAGAGAGTCCCAGTAGTCGCTGTGTTGCTGTGTGCAACATTGTTTGTGTTGTTAGCCCAAATAAAAGGAAGCAGCACATTGTCAGCAGCGTCGCAAACTTCTTGCAGGGTAGCGTCAGCATAGAGACTACCTACGCCTAGAGCTGTGCGAAGTTCTGCGATTGTTGTGAGTGACATGCTATTCCTTTCTAAAGACTCACGGGGACTGCAAGGGCTCTGGCAGCCCCCGTGAGCGACTTAGGTTCGCTTACGCGAGGTTGAAGCGACGAACTCCAGTACCACCCTTGAGAACACCAATAGCAAGGTATCCGTAAAGTGCGATTTCGATTTCGCCTGTTGTGAGAACGTTGAGACGAAGCTGTGTTGTTGGTGATTCCCAAACATAGACAGATTCTGGAGCAATCAAGAACGCTGACTCATCAACAATTCCTGATACTGAGATGTTGTGATCGACAATGAGGCTTGTGCCCAATACGTTTCCGACGACAGAAGTTGGAACTACTGCGCCTGAAGCGTTTTGTGTCTGACCTTGTGCTGAATAGAGTGGGCGCTGTGAACCATCTACATAGCCGTTAATTGCTGCCCATTGGTCGGTAGAGGCTACCAACTTGTTAGCGAAGTTACCGCCAGTTGCCTTGTAAGCTGCTGCTGACTGTGTTGCGATAAATGACTGGAGTCCTGCTGCTGTTGCAGCGACACCTGTTGCCTGAGTTCCTGAAGCTGTGAATGCTGCGATAAGTGCTGAATCTGTAGCAGCTTCGTAAGCCTTGCGAAGTTCTGTCATGAGGAGATCCATGAACGCTGGTGATGAGCGGTCAATGAGTTCCCATGAAACGACGTTGCGACCAGCAAACTTGTTTACGTTTACTGTGTCGTAAGTTGAAGTCATGCCTGTTGTTGAGATTGAAGCTGCTTCATCTGCGTCTGCAACTGTTGGAGCAGTTCCGAGCTTAGGAATTGTAAATGACATTCCTGCTGCTGGGAGTGCCTGACGTGTTACTGCTTCAAATGCAGGGCGACCTGTGAAGGTTGTTGTTACAAACTCGTTGAGGTGCTGTGGGAGTGTAAGTCCTGTGTTTGTTGATGTTGTGTCATCTGCTGCAAGAACTGTGCGACGTGCATTATCGTCACCCATTGCTGCCTTGATAGATGCCTCAAGGTACTGTGCTGATGTGATAGGCGCTGTGCGCTCTTTCACTTGGAGATTTGCTACAACTGTTGGGCGAGCCGCTTCGACTGCTGCTGCTTCAACTGCTGGAGCTTCTACCTGTGTTGTGGTTTCTTCCACGACTGGCTCGCTTTCTGGTTGGGTTTCTTCAGCAGGGGTTGATTCCTCTGCTGCGATCTCTAACACTTGAGCAGACTTAAACGCTGGCTCTGTTA